GTTCTTCGCCGCTGCGCAGCGCCGTGACATCGGTCGACCACGTTGGGCCCCCGATCGGGCCGGGCGCGATGTCGATCGGGAAGCGTTGCGACAGGTAGCCCATGCGGATCAACCCCCGTTGCGGCGCAGCACGCGCTGAATGCCTTGCCCGATCGCGACGCCGTGCTGCGTCGCGCTGTCGCGGCTCATGTTCGGCGCCGGCTGCACGTAGATCGCCAGCGGTCGCGCGCTGTCGGCTGTCGCGGTGGCTGTTTCGGCGCGGCGCACATCGCTTTGCCCACCGCCGCCGGTGACGGCCGGATTCATCTGGCCGCGATCGAGCAGGCCGACGACACCGCCGTCGTGATAGCGCTGCACGATGCCGCCGTCGTGCATCACGTGCGCCGGCTTGCCGTCGATCAGCGTCGCGAGGAACTTGCGAAACGCGGGCGTCAGGTTGTCTTGATGGCGCGGGTCGTCGGCGTGCAGCACTTCCTCGCGCTTACCCTTCGGGCCCCCCATCAGGATCGCCGGCACCTCGTTCGGGCCGAGCACGGTGCCGCCGTCGTGATAGCGCGGTGCGCCCAGGAATAGCGAAGCATCGACCGGCTGGCGCCTGCCACTGCGGCTGACGATCCCGCCGTCGTGCCAGAAGTACGCGAGGCTTTCGGCCGACATGCCTTCGAGCCCAGTGCCGCTCGTGACGGTGCCGCCACCGCTGCTGCTGCCGCCGAACAGCGCGAGCAGGCTGCCCAGGCCGCCCCCGCCGCCGCTGCTTGTCGAGCTGAGCAACTGCGTCAGGTAGTTCACGAACACGCTGAGCGCCCCGGGCATCCCGCCGAGCGCCGTCGAGCCGCGAATCGCGCTTTGCGCGAGCGACGAAATGGCGGTGTCGAACGTGGCCGCGTTCGTCGTCGCGGTCTGCCCGAGGCCGTCGAGCGACTTCGCTGCCGCGTCGGCGCTGTCGGCGCTCGTGCTGATCGCATCGGCCTCGGCTGTCGATGCCTCTACAGCAGGCGTAGCAGCCCCGGGAAGCGCCGCAACGGGCTCGGTGGGGGCAACCGTACCAGGGGGCTTGCCGAGCGCCCCAGAGGCCGCGTTTGCCGCCTCGGCGAGCGCCTGCAGCGCGACCGTCGCGCGCTCGGTTGCTGCCTGCTGCGCGAGGTCGACGGGGCTGGCGCCTGCTGCCGTGGCTGCCGCGGGTGTCGGGATTGTTCCTGTCGGCAACGCGACCGGCATCGTGTCGTGGTCGGTGCGTGTGAAGTCGCCTGTCGTGAGCGGTCGCGCGCCGGCCGGCGCCGCGGTGCTGCCGCCGAGCCCGAGGGCCTTCGCCGCGTTGTTGATCAGCTTCTCAGCGCCGCCGCCGGTGCCACCTGCGCCGAGGCCCTTGATCCATTTCGTGATGTCGTCGCCGATCGGCTTCGTCACCAGGTCGCGGAAGACCAGCCGGAACAGGTCTTTGCCGAGGTCGCGCACCACGTCGCGCAGCTTCTTCCCTTCAATGATCGCGTCCTCGAACGACTGCGCGATCGACTCGCCGCCCTGCGCCGCGAGTTCGTTGAACCGGATGAGGCCCGGGTCTTTCGCGTCGAACGCACGTTCGCGCGCGAGCTTCAAGTTCTCGTAGAACGTGACGAGCGCCGGGTCAGCGACGCCCTTGTTCAGTTCGGCGCTGCGCTGCACCAGCTCGCCATAACGCGCGACCTGCGCATCCAGCTCGGCGAGCTGCTTCGTGTGCAGGTCCAGCAAGCCGCGCTCGGTTTCGTTGCGCCCCAGGCTCAGGCGCTGCGCGTTGATCAGGAACAGTTCTTCGTCGCGTTGATGCTGCTCGGTGAGGCGCCCGGTCGCTTCCTGTTCCCTGTTGGCCTTGGCCTGCAGGTCGAGTTCCTGCGTCAGCTTCGCGAGTCGCGTCGGGTCGCCGCCGGTCTTGCCGCCGAGCGTCTTGCGCGCGTCGTCGAGGCGCTGCGCGTTGCGCAGCAGCTCGGCGCCGTACTTGTCGCCGCTCAGCTCGGCAATCTGCGCGTCGATGTCGCGCAGGTTCTTGAGCAGGTCTTCGGTCGAGCGATCCTGCTGCGTGCCGGCCTTCTCGGCAGCCTGCCCGGCTTCGCGGAATGCCTTGGCTTGCCGGTCGATCAGCTCATTGATTTTGTTCTGATCGTCTTCCTTCGTCGCCGCGTCTTTGGTCTTGCGCTTGTGGTCCTTCAGCGCCTCGATTTCCTTCGTGAACCCTTCCTGCTGGCGGGCGAGGAATTCGAGCTGCGCTTTCGACTTCGCTTCGTAGAACTCGTCGACGCTCACGTCGCCGTGCTGGAACAGTTCGGTCAGCCGCTCGTCGCTGAACTGGAACAGGTCGCGCTCGCGTTCGAGGCCTGCTTCGAGCGCTTTTAGCCGGCCTTCGAGTTGCTTCTTTAGCAGCGCTTCGACCTTGCCCGGGTCCGCCAGCTCGGGCGCGTCTTTCTTGTCCGGTGTCGACGGCTTCACGAGTTCGGGATTCACGACACCGCGACCGCCGCCGATGCGCAAGCCCCGCAGCGCCTCGTTCGCGGCGTCGGCCTTGAGCCGCATTTCGTCGAGGCGCTGGATCAGCCCTTGATTGCCGGGATCGGCGGCGAGCTGCCGCTTCAAGTCTTCGACGACCTTGTTCAGGTGGCGCGCTGCCTCGGTGGTCTTCTCCAGCTCGGTCGGGTCCGCGATCAAGCCGCTCAGGAAGTCGAGCCCCCCGGCGACGAGGTTGTTCGGCGTGATCTTCGCCATCTGTTCGAGCACGGCGAGGAACAACCCGCCCTCGCGCGCCGCGTCGACGAACCTGTCGGTGATGCGAACCAGCGCGTCGATGAGCCCGGTCGCGAGCTGAATTTTCAGTTTCTGACCGGCCACATCCAGCCGGGTCAGGTTGTCGTTGAACTGCTGTGCCTTGTCGGCGAAATCGTCGGTCAGCACGCCGCCGAACTTTTTAAGTTCTTCGCCCGCCTTGCGCAGCCCTTCCCTGCCATCGTTGAGCAGCGGAATCCACCCCTCGAACGTCTTGCCGAGCGTCGCATTCGCGAGCGCGTTTTTCTTGGCGCCGTCGTTGTACGTGCTGAACCGCTCGGCGATGACTTCGAGCACCTTGTCGGTGCTGTTGATGTTGTCGCGTAGAAACTTCTGACTGATCCCCATCGCCTGGAATGCGGCGACTTGTTCAGCCTCGCCGCGTGCGCCGGCGGCGATGTTCAGGCTCAGCTTTTTGAGCCCGGTGTTTAGGTCTTCGTTGCTGAGGTTGGCGAGCTTCGCGGCGTACTCGTACGTGCTGAGCGTCTGGACCGAAATGCCGGTCTTCTGACTCAGCTTCCCGAGCGCATCGGCCTGCTCATAGATCGGCTTGGGGTTGATGTGCTCGAAGGCTTCTATCGCGGCGCCGACCGCCGCACCGATCGCGCCGATGCGCCCGACGATCGCGGTCGCGCTGGCCTGCAGCGCCTGCAGGTTGCGCTTGGCCGAGGCGAACGCGGCGCCGGTGTCGTCCTTCCCGCTGATGACGATCTGTGCTTGTGCTTTTTCGGCCATGACGCGCGCGCCTCAGTTGATCGACGTTTGCGCCTTGAGCGCACGCACGAACGCGCGGGCGCTGGCGCCGGTCGAAGGCTTTTGAATCGGGCGCGGCGCCCAGCGGCGCGGCAGGAACTCGGCGGCGCGAAACATCGAGTTATCGCGTTTCTTGAGCGGCCCGTTCGCCGCTGCGGCCATCGACTGCGCCCAGCGTTCAAGCTCCGCACCGGGGCCGATGCCCTCGACCTCCATGAACGCGAGCCAGTCGCCGAACTCCGCGGCCGACATGCGCTCGCCGAGTTCTTCGACCGTGCAGCCGAAGTGCCACGCCAGCCAGTGCGCCGCCCGCAGCTCGGGGCGGCTCAGGAGTTTTTTTCGGCGTCCTCGCCGATGCCGGAAAGACGCATCACGGCATTGAACAGCTCGACCACGGTGTCGCGATTCGCCACACCGAAGACCGACCACTGTTCGGGCGTCATCAGCGGCGCGTCGTCCGCATCGAGCACGCAGCCCGCGAGCGCATGCGGGATTGTCACGAACATCGCGGCCGGGTCCGCGCGGTCGTGACGCCGCGCGACCGCTTCGACCGCAAGCCGCGTCGCGAGGCCCATCTGCACGACGGCAACCGAACCACCGAGCGCAGCTACTTCCACTTCCTCGCGCTTTCGCTCCGCATGGGTGATCGCCTCGCGCTTGATCAATGGCATGGGTCATGTGCTCCCGGTCGTGCCGTGTGAGGGATCAGCCGTACACGTTCGGCAGACCCTGCGATTCGAGGCTCACGTTCGTTTTCACGACCTCTTGCGCGCTGCCGGTCGGCGCACCGCTCGCGGCGGCGTACGCGTAGAACACGAACTGAGCGCCATCGCTGAACGTGAAAACCACCGCTTCGGGCGTGCGGCTCTTGGTGATCGCGACGAGCCGCTTCATCGCGGCGTCACCCGGATCGAAGATGCAGCCGAACGAATAGCTCGACGGCGAGAAGACGGTCGGCACGCGGCGCCGAATCTGATCGTGAATCGTCGTCACATCGGCGAACTCGGGGTCGCCGCCCGAGGCGTTGATGTCCTGCACGGTCGTCATCGAGTCGAACGTCGCGACCGGAACCGCGGTGCCGCTGATGAACGTCGTGTAGTTCGTCGAATTCTCGCCTTCGAGTTCGAGCGTGTTGCCGGCGGCGTTGACGTTCGCGACGCGAAAGACGCGGTTCTTCAACTCGACCATGCCGGCGGTGTCGGGCAGGATGATGAAGTCGCCGTTCGCCGGGTCCGTGCCGGTGTAGGTGACGACGGCCGGATTCGCCTTGCTGATGGCGCTGATCGTCAACGCCGTGGCGTGCGTGGCGCCGACCTTGACCTGCACGTTGGACCAGAAGATAGGGTCGCTCATGATGTTTGCTCTCGTTGGGTGGGTGGGGTCAGGCCGCAGTCATGCGAGCTGCTCGGGTGCGGATGCGCGCGTGCGGAACGTGGCGCGCAACGTGATGACGACGAGGCCGACCGCGGCCTCGCCTTCGGTAGCCATCGCGCGCTCGATGCGGCGCAAGGTGAGCTGCACCTTTCCGACGAATGCGGCCAGCGCATCGACCGGCGGCGTCGGGTCGAACACCGCGGTCAACGCCTCGGCGCTCAGCGCGTGCAGCTCGTCGTCGAGTTCGTTCGTCGCGCGCACGTGGCCGCGCAGTTCAACCTGCAGCGCGTGCTGCTGGAACGGGTCGCGGTGCACGGTCTGCGGCTCGATGTCTTCGTCGGCTGCGACCACGCGCCACGCGGGCAACTGATCGACCGCGAGCGGCCACGCGCGCGCGGTGTAGACACCCGCGCCAAGCGTGAGACCCGTGATGCGGGTCGCCAGGGCATGCACGATCTGGCCGGCGGCGAGCACGTCTCACCCCTTCGCCAGCGTCACGCGCTGCATGCCGCCCTCGCCGATCGGCAGCACGGCGCGCACCTTGTACGTGCCGAGCGCTTCGGCCGCGCCGGTGAGGCGCGTGAGGGTCACGCTGTCGCCCTCGGCGGTGAGCGGCGCGGCATCCGGCGTCATCAGCAGCGCCGGCCGGTTCACGACGACGCCGAGGTCGGCGTCGACCACCGCGAGCGCAGGGTCGAAGACGACATTCGCGACGACCGGCGTGATCACGCCGACATGCGCGAAGCTCGCAGTCGCGTTCGGGAACCGCCGGAACACGGCAGCCGTCGCGCGGTTTTCAGCGTCGGCGAACGACACAGCCGTGTGCCCTCGAATCAGGTCGCGACCGGAACCGCCGACTCAATCAGCATCTTCACCGTCGACGACGGGTTCGCCGCCGCTGCGACGGCGATGCCGACCTGCTGTTGCGCGGTCACGGTCTTATTGACGACGCTGTTCGTCGCGTCCCAAAAGAGCCGATCGCCGACGCTGATCGCGAGCGCGCTCGTCTTGGCAATCTCGACGACGCCCTCGACGATGAATGCGCTCGGCGTGCCGCTGACCGCATCGACCGCCGCGACGCCGAACAGCGCCGCGCCGAACAGATGGCCGGTGCCAGATGCGACGGTCGCGCCCGGGTCGAGGTCGAGCACGTTGCCGTCTTGAACGAAGTTCTTCATTGCGGTTCCTTCACTGGGTGTTGAGGCGCAGCGCTGCAGTCATCACGACTCAGGCCCCGGCGTTCTTGAACAGGCCGCGGTAATCGACGGCCTTCGCGGCGAAGTCGAGGCGGCACTTGTAGGAAATGCCATCGACCTCGAACCCGACCTCGCTTTCGATCACGGGGCCGGCTGCGCCTTGCAGGTAGCAGTACTCCACCGTGTCGACTTGGCCGGTGCTCGCGGCCAAGTACCACGCGGTCGTGCTGTTCGCGTCGAGGATCGCCTCGACGATCGGTTCGAGCGCGGTGCGGCCACCGGCGCGGAACTCGTTGATGTTCGCGGCAGTGGCCGGCGTGTATTGCGCGCTCGTGTACTGATACGCGAGCTGTTCCTGCGTCGCCGGCACGATCAGGTATGACGGCGCGAGGTTCAGTTCTTCGGACTGCAGGCCCTTCTGCAGGCGCATCGCGGCGCGGCCGACGCCGAGCGACGTGACACTGATCGCAGCAGCCGAGCCGGCGAGGTTCGCGTGCGTCGCGTGGAACAACGCCACGCTGTCGGACAGCGCCGCATTCGCGGTCAGGATCGCGTACACGGTGCGGTTTTCGAGGCGCGCTGCGGAGTTGCCGAACGCGCCGACGAGGCGATCGAAGCCGCGCAGGTCGTCGTTGATCAGCGATTGGCGGGTCAGGCTGACGATGCGGCCATAGGTCAGCAGCGAGTACGTCTCTTTGCCGTCCGTCATCGCGCCGTACTTGAACTCGCCGTGCTCGTTGACTTGCAGCAGGTCAGGCGCACCGGCCAGATTCACGACGGACATCGACTTGAAGTCAGGCGCATCCGGCGCGCGGCGTGCCCAGCGCGAATAGCTCGGCACGTTTTCCTCGTAGCCCTGCCGCAGCCGCTTGTTCGCGACGTTGGCGAGCAGGCTCGCGAAATCGCTCGTGCTCAGCATCCCGCCTGAACGGAAGTTGAGAATCTGCGTCGCGAGCTGCATGCGGTCCATGCCGCGCGTGTCGATGCCGCTGCGTTCGAGGTGATCGCGGCCCATTTCCATCAGCGACATGCCGCGGTACAGCTTCCCGTTGTCGGTGAGCGTCGCTTTCGAGTCGACCCGATGCGTGAACGCTTCTTCGAGCCCGGCCATGCGGGTTTGCGTCTCGTCGCTCAGCGTGTGAACGCGCGTGACGTTGCGTTGCCCGTTGCCGGCTTGCGCATCGCGCGTCGCCAGGTCATCGAGGATCGCGGTACGCACCGCGTCGATGCTCGTGCCCTCGGTGATGTACTTCGCGATCGTTTCGGCCGGCACCGCATGACGCACGCAAATCGCGTTGATGTCGGCGACGCGTTGCCGCTCGGCAGTGGCTGCCTCGCGCGCTGCGTTCGTGACGGCGGTATTCAGCTCGGCGGCGCGTGCAGCCGCTGCGGCTTCCTGTTCGCGCTGCGCCTGGAGTTCGGCTTCGTTCATGGTGGGTGCCTTCGGAGTGGGGGCCGCAGCCCGGATGAATTCGCACGGCGCGCCGTGCGCGGGTTGGGAGCGGGAGCGGGTCGACGCATCCGCGTCGGCAGGGATCGGCACGAAGCTGATTTCCTGCGGGGTCCACGCGACCGCGCGATAGAGCGGCAGGTTCACGCCGTCGGTGCGGTCCTGCGCGCGCGTGATTTCGTAGCGCTGCACCGAGTAGCCGAACGAGACGGCGCGGATGATTCCGTCGCGGATGTCGCCGATCACGCCCGCGTGCTCGGGGTTGCCGCTCATGCGCAGCGTTGCGCGGCCTTCGCCGTCCGTGATCGAGCCGCGCACAGCGACGCCGAGGATGGCGTCGACGCCGCCGTACGCGCGGTGCCCGTCGAGCACCTGCAGCGTGCCGGCCTCGAAGCGGCTCATGTCCACCGCGTCGGTCGTGACGGCGAGTTCTTCCTCGAACAGCGTGTCGTTGAACCAGTCGTAAGCGCGACGCCGCGCGCCCGTGGTCCAGACCACATCGACGGTGCGTTGCGCTTCGTCGAAGCTCGTCGGCACGATCTGCGCTTCGCGCAGTTGCACCGGCATGTCAGCGACGGAACGGTCGAGCGCCGGGGGGCGCTGCGCCGCGCTCGGCGGCTTCGTCTTCGGCTTCGTCATGACAGCGCAATGTCTGGATTGCGCTGTCTCATTTCCAACAACGATGAGACGATTTAGCTCAGCAGCAGCAGTTCCTCGTCGCGCCGGTTGCGTGTGCGTTGAGACTTCTTCGCGGCGCGCGGCGCCTTGACCACGACCGGCGCGGCGATCGCGGCGGCGGTGATGCGCGGCGCTGCCGGCGGCGGTGGGGGTGGCAGCGGTGGCGGCTCGTCGGGTGCGAGCGGCGGCACGATCAGCACGCGACGGCGCACGCGACGGCGCGGCTCGTTGCCGCCACCGAAGACGCTGACGGGCGGCGCTGCTGGCGGTGCCGGTGCGGGCGGCTGCGCGGCGCCGCCCCAGCTATCGCCCCAGCTCAGGCCCCAGCTTGCGGCCCAGCTCGACGCCATGTCACGGCCCCCACGGGGCGCTCGGCGTGCCTGATCCGGTCACGGTCACATCGTTGACGCCGTGTATGTTCGCGTCGACCTGATTCGGAACCGTGTAGGTCAACGGGTCGGTCTTCGTCTTGACCGCGGCGGTGTCGGTCTTCACCGCGGCCACGTCGGCCGACACCGATGCGCCGGCCGGCGTGCCGAGCTTCGCGTCGAGCGCGGCGAGTGCGGCATCGAGCGCGGACACGTCGCCGCTTGAGGCGGGCGCGGCCGGCAAGTTGTCCGTCTTGGCCTTGATCGCTGCGACCTCGGTGTCGATGTAGCTCGCGATCGTGCCGAGCGTGCCGTTGACCGTGGCGAACGAGCCCGCGATGTCGCTGGCGTCGGCCGGATCGGCCGGCAAGTTGTCGGTCTTCGCTTTGATGCCGGCGAGCTGTGTGCTGTTGGCGTCAATCTCGCCGCGGATGTCGGCCGCGGTGGGCACGGTCACGGGCTCGGCGCCCGGGGTCGTGAGTTCGCGCGTCACGTAACTCCAAATCTGTTCGGCAGTGGGCGCGGTGAACGTGACGGCGATGTCTTCGGCCACATGCGCGATCAACACCTGATTCAGGCGCAGCCGGTCGCCCGTGGTCGTCGAGGTCGAGCGGAATTCGAGCGTGACGACGTTGAACGCGCCGCCGGAGTCGTCGGCATAGTCGCGCGGCAGCGGGATCGTATAGGTCGCCTCGCTCGAACGGCTCGCGAGGTCAGTGCGCGAGTTCGTCAGTTGGTCATACGCCGCGGTGCGGTCGTTCAGCGCGAACACCTCGACCGTCCGACCCGTGCCGGTGAAGTAGCCGCGCACGACGACGCTCACCGGGATGCGGCCTAGCGGCAGGTTGAACACGAGACGTTGACGCAGCCCGAAACCAGCCACTGCAGGCGACACCGGCGCCGTAATCCACAGGTTCGCGTCGTCGCTCGCGGTGTCGGCATAGCTGCCTGAGGTGTTCGAGCCGGTGACCAGCGTTGCAGAGTCGCCGACCTTCGTCGCCATGTTGCCGGCATTGGTCGCGAGACTGATGTTCGCAATGTCGGCCGAGACGCTCGCGCCGGACGGGGCGCCGAGCCGCGCATATGCGTCGCCGGTCAGGAAATCGAGATTGCCCGCGCGGGCCGAGGTCAGGCGGCCGAGTAGCGTCGTGGTCCCGCTCGTGTCGGCGCCCGCGTACGTCGAGCGACTCGACACCGCGGCGTCGAGGTTGTCGAGGTTCCCTGCACGCGTGGCTGTGAGGCGCGCGAGCAGCGTCGTCGTGCCGCTCGTGTCGGCACCGGCATAGGTGCTGCGCGTCGCGATGTCCGCGGCGATCGAGGCGCCAGCCGGTGCGCCCAGGCGCGCGAAGGCATCGCCTGTCAGGTAGTCGGCGATGCGCTTGCCGATGCTGCCCACGGTCGTGAGCGCGCTCGTCAACGCATCCCACACCGCTTGCACGCCCGCGCTGCTCAGCGCATAGCCGGCCTTGTCGTTGTTCGTGCCGACCGTGACCGCAGCCGTCACCGATGCGACGGCGCCGCCTGCATAGGTCGAGCGGCTCGAAATGTCGGCGTCGAGGTGCGCCGCGCGCGCGGTCGTGTAGTCGGCCTCTGTGTGGATCGCGATCGGGGCAATCGTCGCGCCGGCCGCGGTCGCGTCGAGCACGATGATTTCGCCGTTCATTTCGGTCGCGGTCAGCGTGAGGTAATACCAGCCCTGACCGCTTTCCTGCACGGCGTTCGTCGCCGTCGTCGGGTTCGCGCCATCCTTGCCGGTCTTCGCCGTGATGGTCAGCCCGGTGAGGCCGGCGCCGCTGGAATCGACCGCCTTGAATGGCACCTTGGCCGCCGCGTTGATCTTGTACATGGGCGAAGCCCCTTCAATGCGCGACGGGATCGCGACACCGATCGCGACGACGGTGCTTTGGAACGTCGAGTAAAACTGCCTCGCCGACGCTACCGTGGAAAAGAGCGCCGCTTGCGTGCCGGCGTTGTTGAGCGCAAACGCGGCCATGCATCACACCGAAGGCGCTGAACTGGATGACCAAGGCAGCATGACATCACCGAACTTCGCATAGGAGTAAGGAGAGCTGCCCGGAAATACAGAAGCCTGAGCAGCACCGCCGGATGCCCATAGCATGTCGGGCACGCGGCCTTTAAGCTCCGGGCTTGACGCGTCTATCACCCAGATTGGGAATCCGTTGTAGCTGGCGTCGCTGACATTGGCGGCTGTTCCATTGGTAGCGGTGATAACGTTATTCAACGTAGCGCCTGCCAAGATGGCAGGGATCGCGCATATCCACCCGGGTAGCGATGCACCGTTGTAGTTGCGACCCTTGACCATGGTGTTGGTGGAGCTGGGAAGACTTGCGGCTCCAGTTGACACGAAGCCACCCGTGCTATTGACGAGGTTGGCGCCAATGAAGAAGCTGATCGTTTGATAGTTATCGGCGCCGTGCCCCGCGGCGAGCTTCGTGACACCGAACGCAGAGTAAATCTTGCCCCCGGCGTCGATCGACTCGTAGAACCAGAAGTCGCCGCGCGTCGAGAGCATCAGGTGCACACGATGGGTCAGTGCGACGCTGTTGCTGTTGAACTGTGCGCCCGTGTAAACCCACTCGTCCGTCAGCGTCGGCCGCGCGGTCGTCGTGCCGTTCGTGCTGATCGTCTTGCCAACGATCAAGTCGCACTTGCCGTTGATGGCGTTTCCAAAGTCGACAATCAGGTAGAACGAACCGAGCGCCGAGGGCGATTGCAGCATCGCCCAGGAGCGGCCGGTGCCGCTGACCGTATCCGCCCCGAAGACCCAATCGTTCGCGGTGAACGCGCCCGAACCGCCGAGGTGCAGGCGGTCGGTCGTGTCGGCGGTGAGGTTGGGGGCGGTGCCATCGGTCGAGCCGCAGGTTCGCACGATTGACCAGTTGCCGCTGTTGCTCGCGAACCCGAGCCCGGTATTGCCGACCAGCGAGGCGAGCAGATACCACAGCTCCCACTTGCTTTGAATCGCCGCCGTGGAGGCGCTTGCGACCGCGCGATTGACATCCGATGCCCAGGTGAGTTCAGTTGCCATGCGTCATATCACTGGTAGTCGGTTTCGGTGCGCTTGATTTCCTGCGTCTTGGGGTCGCGCTCGACGACCTGTACGGCGCGCTTCGGATGCTGCACGGTCACCTGCGGCGCGGGCACGTTGACATGCACGTCCCCGACCTTGACCTCGGGCGTGTGGATGTCGGCGCGCACCATGCCCTCAGGCATGTGCACGTGCGTGTCACCGGCGCGCACTTCCATCTGCGGCTGCGTGATGTTCACGTGCAGTTCGGGCAGCTCGCGCGGCTCGCGGTCGTGTTCGCCGCGCTGCGTCTTCTTTGCGCCGGGCACCGGGTCTTGCGACACGTTCGGGTCTTCCGACTGATCGGCCACGCGCAGCGAGCCCTTTTGCAGGAAAAACAGGATGTCGAGCACGCCGAGTTCCTTGAGCGTGTCGAAATCGCTCTTGATTTCGGCGAACACCTTGGCCGGGTTTTCACCGCGCGCGCGCAGCTTCGCGCTCAGGCTCGACAGGCCGGTCGCGACCTGCAGCGCGTCAGCCTGGGCTTCCTGCTGCGGGTTCACGTAGTCCCATTTCGGCGTGTCGTACTCGATGCCATAGATCACGTTGGCCGGCACCTTGCCGGCGTCGATCGCAGCGCGCACGAACGCGTCGCCGACCGCTTGACACAGGCGCGGGATAAGCACCATCCATTGCGTGTGCTCGACCAGCCGGCGCACATCGGTTTGCCGCATGCGCGCGCTGCTGAACGTCGCTTCGGTCATGTCGCCGGTGACGGATTCATAGGTCACGCCGAGCGCGGCGGTGATGATGTGCAGGTGATGCTTGATGTCTTCGACGTGGCCGGGCGTGGCCTTCGGGTCGATGAACGTGATTTCGTTGCCGGCCGGCAGCTCGGTGATGCTGCCGCTCGCCAGCTCGCCGAGGTCGCCGGTACGCCGCGCGAGTGCCGCATCGGCCTCGCCGTTCGCGCCGGTGCTGCCCTGCTGAAACTCGTTCGCCATCGCTGCGGCGTCGCCGCTGACCAGCACCGACAAGCGCGCTTCGAGGTTCTTGCGCGCGAGGTGCGCGTCTTCGAGCAATTGCGTGTCGCGGGTGCGCGCGATGATCGGTGCGAGTCGCGTGATGCCGCGCGCCTGCCCCGGTCGCTTCGGGTCGTACAGGTGAATGATGTTCGCCGCCGGGAGGCGCTTGCTGAAATTGCGGAAGCCGCGCAGCAGCGTCGAGTCGCCCGGGTGTTGGTCCCACAGCCAGTAAGCCGCGACGCGCCCGAGCGGGTCGTACTCGATCCCTTCGATCACGACATTACCCGCCGGTACGTCAGGGCCACCGCCGAGCGTCGTGTTCTTCGTGCTGTCGAGCCAGTCGATTTCGAGCAGTTGAAGCTGCAGCGGCACGGGCAGCCGATCCTCGGGCCGGCGCTGGCGCAGCCGCACGAGCACCTCGCCATCCTGTTCCATCGCGCGATAGCTCGCGGCCTGCATGCCGTACACGTCGAGGCGCCCATCGGCATCGGCCACCGGCACCCATTGCGACCACAGCGTATTGAGCCGGTCGCTTTGCACGCCGGTGAACCGCAGCATGATCCCGGTCCCGATCACGTTCGCGACGAGCGCATCCATACCGGCGGCGATGTAAGGCACGTTTTGCACGAGCGCGCGCGCCTTGTTGCGCAGCGCGGTCGCGTCGCCCATGTGGTCGGCCTGGGCGCTGGCACCGGCGCGGCGCGGGCGCCACGTATCACGCGGGCTCGCCGCCTCATAGGCGCGCTGCAGTCGCGAGCGGTCGATGATGCGGCGCAGCCCGCGCGACGGATCAATCGCGCCGATCAAGCGGTCGAGCAGGTTGGCCCGCGCGATCACGATCAGTCGCCCCGCGACGTGGTGAAGCGATAGCGGAACGCGCCGGTCGGGCGCGATGCCGCGGTGATGAGCTGATTCGCGATGAACTCGCGGCGCGCCTTCAAACCCTCGAAGCTGTCGAACGTGACCTCGCGGCCTTCGAGCACGACCTTTAGCTCGCTCGCTGCAATGGCGCGGTCAAGGGCGGCGATGTCGGCTGCGGTGAAGGCCATAGGCGCGCACGCTATGCACCCGGCTGTCTCATTTCCATTAGCCGTGAGACTGATTGATCAGTCGCGGCCGGGTTGCTTGAGCAGCCGATACACCGTCGCGCGGCTGATCTGCAGCACCCGCGCGACCTCGGTCGCGTTGCGGCCGTCGAACAGCCGCGCGACTTCGACCGCGAGCGCCTCGCCGGTGAGGTTGCGCTCGCGCACGTACGCGCTTTGCTTGCCGAACTCGCTGCGAATCGCGCGCTCGATCGGCGTG